ATTAAATTAACATATGAAAGCTAACGAAATCGTAGAGCGTTTCAAAAATATTTTGCTTAGCAATGAAGCTGAAGTAGAGCAAGCTCCTGAAGTTCAGGAAGAGAAAGCTCCTGAAGTTGAAGAGCAAGTAGAACTTTCTGAAGACGTGAAAGACATCGAAGTTGAGGCTTCTGAAGAGGTAGAGTCTACCGAAGAAGTTGAGGCTGAATATGAGGATAAGATGGAAGAAGAGGGTGAGGAAAAAGAGTATGTTACTAAAGAAGAATTAGCTAAAGCTATCGCTGAGGTTAAGGCTATGGTTGAAGAGCTTAGTTCTCAAAAAGAGGAAGAGCTTGAAGTACCAACTGAGCTATCTTCTCAAGAGCCTGCTGTAGAGCCTATCTCTCACAGTCCTGAAGCAGAGGTTTCTAAGAAGCCTTTGAACCTTTACGCACAAAGACGTGCAATGACTACTAAAGATATTGTATTTAATAAACTATTCAATTCATAAAAATGCCAACAACCACATCTATTACAACAACTTACGCTGGTGAATTTGCAGGCAAATATATCTCTGCAGCTTTATTGAGCGGTAAAACTTTAGCTGACGGTGCAATCACTATCAAGCCAAATGTTAAATTTAAAGAAGTAGTAAAGAAAATTTCTACAGATGCAATCGTAAAGGATGCAACTTGTGATTTCGACCCTACATCTACACTTACACTAACTGAGCGTATCCTTCAACCAGAAGAGTTCCAAGTAAACCTTGAGCTTTGTAAGAAGGACTTCCGTTCTGATTGGGAAGCAGTACAAATGGGATATTCTGCATTTGACCAACTTCCTTCTAACTTTGCTGATTTCTTAATCGGTCACGTAGCTTCTAAAGTAGCTGAGAAAACTGAGCAAACCATTTGGGGTGGTGTAAACGCTACCGCTGGTGAGTTTGACGGTCTTACAGTACTTATGGCCGCTGATGCTGACGTAAACGATGCAGCTAACGGATCTGAGACTTCTTATACATCTTCTAACATTGTTACTTTGCTTGGAAATGTTGTAGACTCTATTCCTGCTGCTGTTTACGGTAAAGAAGACTTAACTATTTATGTTCCTACTGTAGCCCTTCAGGCTTATGTACGTGCATTAGGAGGATTTGGTGCTTCTGGACTTGGTGCTGCTGGTGTTAACAACCAAGGGCAACAATGGTACAATATGGGTAATGCACTTTCTTTTGAAGGTATCAAAATCCAACACGCTCCAGGTATGCCTGCTGACCACATCGTTGCAGGTGAGGCTTCTAACATCTACTTCGGTACAGGTCTATTAGCTGACCACAACGAAGTTAAATTGTTAGATATGGGTGACCTAGACGGTTCTCAAAATGTAAGAGTTATTATGCGATATACTGCAGGTGTACAATATGGCATCGGTGGTGATCTTGTATTACAAACTCTAGCATAATAAAATAATTTGTTAAACATAAAAGGGTAGGTAAGCCTTAGAGCCTGCCTGCCCTTTTTTAATACTTAAAATATGGCTTGTGCATTAACAACAGGAAGATCACTACCTTGTAAGAGTGCTGTAGGTGGACTTAAAACAGTTTACTTTGCGGACTATGGCACTTTAGGTACAGCTACCATTGCAGCAGGTGAAATTACAGCTTTATCAGGCACTCCTTCGTGGTATCAGTATGATATTAAAGGAAACTCTAGCCTAGAGACTACTGTAAACTCATCAAGAGAGAATGGTACTACATTTTACACGCAAACTCTTAACTTGACACTCACTTACTTAGATAAGGCTACTCAAGAGGAGATTAAACTACTAGCTGCTGCTAGACCTCACGTTGCTATCGAGGATTACAATGGAAACTTTTTCTTAGTAGGACTTGAGCACGGAGCAGAGGTAACTGGCGGTACTATTGTTTCAGGTGCAGCTATGGCTGACCTATCAGGATTCACTTTGACATTTGAAGCTATGGAGACAGCTCCTGCATACTTTGTTACTTCTACAGTAATTACAGATGATGCTTCAGCTACTCAGATTGATCCTGATGCTTAATATTGTTTTTTAG